CGTGAAGCACGACCAGGGCGCCGAGCGGGCCCGGGTCTACTCCGGGGTGTGGGCCACCCTGCTGGACCTGGAGTCCCTGGACCCCGCCTCCACCCGCCCGCCGCTGTCCTGGGAGGACGACGACGACGCCTGGCTGCGCCACGCGCCGATCGGCTCCGAGTTCCCCGAGGTCCGGCCGTGAGCGCCCGGTCGCGCCGCGCCGTGATCGTCGGCAACGCCGCCTGGATCGTCGGCGCCGTGGTGCTGGCGCCCTGGCTGATCCCGTACTGGGCCCAGTACCTGCTGTCCACCTCCGCGGTGGTCTCCGGGGTGATGCTGGGGCTGGCGCTGGCCGAGCCCGTCCGGGACGAGTCGTGAGCCCGTTCACCGGGCTGGTGGTCTGCGGCCCGGGCCGCGGCCAGGTGATCGCCGCCTCCGGGAGCCGCCTGGAGTACGCCGAGGGGCCGCCCGGCCCGTCCGTGTGGCCCGCCGACCCGGACGCGCCGGTGCAGGGCACCACGGTGACCCTGGTGGGCAGCGAGGCGTGGGTGGCCGACCGGGTGTTCCGGGTCTGGATCGACCCCGCCCACCCCGACGCCGCCGCCGAGGTGGTGTCCGCCCTGATCGACGCCCACCCCGAGACCGTCCGCACCGTGGAGGTAACCCCCCGATGATCAAGGCCCTGATCGCCCACCTGACCGGCGTCGCCGCCGAGGTCACCGCCCTGCGCCGCGACCTGGGCCACGCCCGCCAGGTCGCCGGAGACTGGAAGGCCGAGGCGCTGGAGGCCCGCCAGCACCTGGAGGCGCTGCTGAACGAGGCGCAGAGCACCGACGTTGCGCTCGCCGCGGGCACCTACCTGTTCCAGGCCGAGGCCCGCGACGGCATCCGGTCCCTGAACCCCGAGAGGACCAGCCCTCGATGAAGGTCCAGTCCATCGGCGTCACCACCGCGGTGCGCGCCAGCGAGTACGCGGCGATGGGCCGCGACGAGGCCAAGTCCTGGACCAAGGACGCGTTCCGGTACCTGGAAGTCGAACTGCGCGCCTACACCGGCGACGCCACCCCGGTCGGGGCGCCTACGTTCCAGATCGACGGGCCCCACGACGACCCGCTGCAGGGCATGATCATGGTGATGAGCGTGGCCGCGCCGTACGACGTGGACACGCTGCCGGTCACCTGTAAGGCGTACGAGACGCACAACCAGCAGCGCCAGGCCGCCGAGCGGGGGCTGGACGACCAGGGGGGAAGCACGCCATGACGATCAGCCTGTCCGATCAGGTGAACCAGGACCCGAACGCGGCGCTGCGGCGGCTGGGCGAGGCCATCGCCACCACCGCCCGCCAGGTCTGGACCGCGATCGGCCGCGCCCTGCGGCCGGTCTACGACGGCACCGACCCCGACGCCCGCGCCCACCGCCTCGCCCTGATCCACCTGAACCAGTCCGTGGACTGGACCGAGGACCACCTGACCCGGCTGCTGGCCCGCGAGCGCACCCACTGGCAGGCCGTCGGCCAGTACGCCCAGCACGCCCGGCTGTGGGCCGCGATCACCCCCGGGCTCACCGAGACCGACGTGCTGGACGCCGCCACCGACGCCCTGCGCGGCCGGTTCGCCCGCGACTGGACCGAGGCCGAGGCCGCCGAGGTCGCCGCCGCCTACCTGACCGGCTACACCGAGAGGCCCTGAACCATGGCGAACACCCCGCTCACCATCCGGGTGGACCCCGCGGACCTGCGGCCCGTCCTGGACCTGATCACGGACCTGGCCACCGAGGTGTCCCGCCTCGCCGAGCACCTGACCACCCTGCGGGACGCCAACCGCGCCGACGGCGCGATGACCGGGCAGGACTGGCTGTACGCCAACGACGGCGACATTCACCCGAACTGGACCCTGCTGGACCTGTACCTGGAGCACGCCCTGAACGGCGCCACCCCCGAACAGGCCGCCCGCGCCTGCGCCGACGCCAAGACCGCCCGCAACCGCGCCAGCACCCCCGAACGGATCGCCAACCTGCTGCGCCGCGCCGGAGACCTCACCGACCACCCACGCCGGGCGCAACCCACCCCAGCCCGACAGCCCCACACCCCCCACCAGGAGCCCTGAGCGGGCCCCAGGAGCGCCCAGCGCACCCAACCCCGCCACCCAGCCACCCCGAACCGCCCCACGACCCGCAGAGAGGCCACCATGCCCGCCACCACCACCGACGTGACCACCTGGACCACCTGGGCCACCGGCGACGGCGACGGCACCTACCCCGCCGCCCGCGCCGACCTGCACCCCGACGGACGCTGGTGGGTGATCCTGCTGCCCGAACGCCCCGACGTGGCCGCCGCGCTGCTGCCCAACCCATCCACCGGCAACGCCGTGGCGCTGCCCCCGCACACCGACGCCCAGGGCGCCCGCATCGCCTGCGCCCGCCTCGCCGCTGCCGTGGTGCACACCCGCGAGGTGGTCACCGGCGCCCAGCAGCACCTGCAGCGGTCGATCGGCGAGGTGACCCGCCTGGTCGGCCAGCAGGACCTACTGGAGACCGCCCAGCAGGAACTGCTGCGATCCACAGGGGAGGCCGACCGTGGCTGAGGACCGTGCAGCCGACGCGCTGCTACCTGACGACTACGACCCCACGCTCGGGCTCATGGCGCGGGGGGTCATGTCCGACCCTGGCGACCACGACCCCGAGTCCTGCGACGCGGCCTGCTGCGCCGCCGCCCGCGCAGCCGCCGCCGTCAAGTGCGCGCTGAGCGCCCATGCCCTGCACCCGTCCATGAACACCTGCCGGTGCGGCAAGTGGAGGGCGGTCGCCGGCGCGGGCAGCCTGGCCGACCAGCACCGCGAGCACGTCGCGGAGCGGGTGACCACCGCCCTGGACCTGCCTGCCCTGCTGGCGGCCGAGCGGGCGGAGGCCATCCGAGACTGGGAGCCGATCCACCAGGGCATCCTGGCCCAGGCCGTCCGTGAGGCTCGCGCTGCGGCGCTGCGGGAGGCGGCACAGGCGATCGTCGGTGCTGCCCCGCCGTACGGGGCGGAACTGCGCTACGACGGCACCGAGGACCCGCACATGGCCGCCTACCTCCAGGGCTTCCGGGAGGCGGCACAGGTGCTTGACCTGCTGCTGCCCGAGCCCGCACCGAGCCCGAGGCCGGACCGCGACGGTGGCGGCCGTGACACGCGCCTCAGTGACCCCGGTCCCGCCTAGCCGTTGATCAGGCGAACCCCAGCAGAGACAGGAGCCCCCAGTGGCCCGCAACATCGAACGCCCCGGCGGCAACACCCCCCAGCAGCGGGAGGCCGCCCTGGTCGCGGTCTGCCGCCTCGCCCTGGGCGCCATGAAGATCGCCGCCCCCATGGACGACCTCGCCGAGGTCGAGCACCAGGCGGCCGTGCTGTACCGGGAGGCCCAGCGCGCCCTGAACGCCCACCGCCTGGACCACGGGCAGCGCGTCGGCGACGGACTGCCCGACCTGGACGCGCCCACCGAGGCCGCTGCGCCCAGGTAGGTCCGACCTGCCCCGATACCCTCCCCGGTGGTGCACCACCGACGAGAGGGGCCCCCCATGCCCGCTGAGGACCTGGACTGGGCGATCACCGACCTGAAGGACCGGGCGCCCGCCCTGGCCACCCGTCGCGCCTACTACGAGGGCGACCACGCCCGGGTGCTGCCCGAGGGCAAGACCCTCAGCCCGCTGATGAAGGCCCTGCTGGACGACCTGTCCGACAACCTCTGCGACGACGTGGTGGATGAGCCGGTGTCCCGGCTGCACGTGACCACCTGGACCGCCACCAGCCCCGGGCTGGCCGACGCCGCGAACGACCTGTGGGAGCGCAACCGCGGCACCGCCCGCGCCCGCGACGTTCACCGGAACACCTACCGGGCCGGGGACGGGTTCGTGATCCTGCAGCGCGACGCCGCCCAGCAGGTCCGCTGGTACGCCCAGAACCCCGCCCAGATGGCCGTCCGGTACTCCCTGGACGACCCCGACACGATCGAGGTCGCCGCCAAGGCGTGGCGGGTCGGCAAGCGGTGGCGGATCAACCTGTACTACGCCGACGGGCGGATCGAGCGGTACGCCACCCGCGGCTCCAGCGCCGACGGCGGGATGCCCCAGGCCCGCCAGTTCTCCCCGGTTCACCTGGACGACGGGTTCGGCGACCCGGTGGAGTACACCGAGGACCGCCGGATGCCGGTGCACCACCTGCCCAACGACGAGGTGGGCCGGTACGGGCGATCCGTGCTCACCGACGTGATCCCGCTGCAGAACCTGCTGAACAAGTCCGTGGCCGACCTGGTGGTGGCCATGGAGAAGCACGCCCTGCCCGACCGGTACGCCACCGGCATCCAGGTCGAGTACGACGCCAACGGGCAGGAGGTCAACCCGTTCACCTCCGGGCGGACCTGGCGCACCGGCAACGACAAGGCCACGTTCGGCCAGTTCCAGCAGGCCGACCTGACCCAGTTCCTGAAGGTCCAGGAGACCTACCGGCTGCGGATCGCGCACAAGGGCTACCTGCCGCTGCACAGTGTGCGGATCGAGGGCGACGCGTCCGCCCCGTCCGGGGTGTCGCTGCTGGTCGCCGAGGGCCGCCAGGTCAAGCGGGTCAAGGCCACCCAGCAGGAGGGCGGGCTGTTCTGGCGCGAGGTGCAGGCCCACGCCCTGTCCTTGGCCACCAACGCCGCGGTCGCCCCCGAGGACCTGGAGTGCGAGTGGGCGCCCGCGGAGACCCGCGACGAGGCCGCCCTGGTGGAGACCCTGACGATCAAGGTGGAGTCCCTGGGGCTGCCCAAGCGGCAGGCGCTGCTGGAGTGCGGCTACGACGCCGAGGACGTGGACGAGTGGATGGACGACGCCGAGGCCGCCCGCGAGGCGATGCCCGGTGGCCGCCTGTCCCCGCCCGGCGCGACCGGGCTGCTGCCGACCCCACCCGGGGCGCCCGTCGGGGTGCCTGCACCGGGCGGGATCGGACTGAGCGCCGTCGCCGCGGGCTGAGCCCGTGGCCACCACCGCCGCCAAGACGCCCACCGGGGCGATCTACGAGGTGGCCGCCGGGTTCGCCGCCGACCTGGAGGCCACCCAGACTGCCGCCGTCGATCAGATGCTGGCCGCCTGGGCCGACTCATACGGGCGGGTCCGCCTGGAGTACGACCTGCTGCTGCAGAAGGTCGCCGCTGCCAAGGCCGCCGGGGTCACCCCGTCCCCGGCGTGGCTGTACCAGCAGGAGCGGCTGAAGGCGGCGCTGGCGACCACCAAGACCGAGGTGCACCGGTTCGCCGAGCACGCCTCCGCGGCTGCCCGGCAGGCCCAGTACGCGGCGGTGGCGGCCGGGGCCAAGCACGCGGCGAAACTGGGCCAGACCGCGATGACCGACGCCGGGCTGGCGGGCACGTTCGTGGCGCTGAACCCGGACAACCTGCAGCACCTGGTGGGGTTCCTCGCGGACGGCTCCCCGCTGGCGGACTTGTTCGCCGGACTGGGCGACGAGGCCGCAGGGGCCGCCCGGCACGTCCTGGTCAACGGGATGAGCCTGGGCAAGGGCGTGGACTGGATGCGCCGCCGTCTGGCTGACAGCCTTGACCTGACCCGCACCCGCGCCGAAACGATCGTGCGCACCGAGGCCCACCGGGTGTACCGGTCGGTGGCCCGCCAGACCTACCTGGCCAACGACGACGTGGTGAACACGTGGGTGTGGCACGCCCACCTGGATGCCCGCACCTGCCCGGCGTGCATGGTCATGGACGGCACCGAGCACCCGCTGACCGCAATCCTGGACGGGCACCCGCGGTGCCGGTGCGCGATGGTGCCGCGCACCAAGTCCTGGGAGGACCTGCTGGGCAAGGCGGGGGCGGACCTGCCGGACACCCGCCCGCCGGTGCGCAAGGGCACCGAGTGGTTCGCCACCCAGTCCGCCGGGGTGCAGCGGGCGATCCTGGGCCCGGCCAAGTTCCGGGCGTGGCAGGCCGGGAAGATCACCCTGGACGACCTGGTGGCCCGCCCGCACAACCCCCAGTGGGGCACGATGCGCCGGGAGCGGTCGCTACGCGAGGTGCGGGCCGGGCTGAACCCGAACTACACCGACGCCGCCGAGGTGGTGCGGGTGCCGCCGCCGCGCACGGCGAACCCCAAGGCGGCGCGGGCGATCGCGGCCACCCAGACGCTGGACGAGGTGGAGGCCGCGCTGGCGGGGGAGTCGCTGACCACCCAGCAGGTGCTGGACTACCAGGCCGCCAAGGTCATTCACCTGAACCAACTGGAGTACGGGCCCGCCCGGCTGCTGCCCAAGCCCGACCCCGCCAAGGTGAGCGCCGCCACCGACAAGATGAACGCCGCCGTGCTGACCAAGGGCTACCCGTCCAAGGGCTACTCCCAGACCGTGGCGATCTACAAGGCCCAGGCCAACGGCACCGTCGGCACCAAGGTGGGCGTGGTCAAGTCCCTGACCTGGGAGCAGAAGGTCAACGCCCAGGCCGCGCTGGCCGCGCACCAGGAGTGGCTGGCCACCTGGACCGCCCAGCAGGCCCAGGCGCAGGCGATCGCCAAGGACCTGTGGATCAAGGTGGACGCGCTGTGGAAGGACGCCCTGGACCAGTCCACCGGCAACCCCGCCAACAAGGTCGCCGGGTGGGGCCAGACCGCCACCAAGTTCGCCGACCTGCTGCCCGACGGGCCCGCCAAGACCCGCCTGCAGGCCGCCATCACCGCCCGCCTGGAGGCGCACGCCCAGTCCGTGGCCGACGCCAAGGCGTTCGGTGCGCTGGCCGACCAGTGGGAGCACCCCGGCGGCGGCGCCTACGTCACCGTCGGCGACGACGGCTGGGGCGTGCTGGACGACGCCCACGGCGGCACCCCGCTGAGCCCGGCCGAGGTGGTCAAGACCCTGAACGCGCCCGGCTGGGCCCCGGTGGTCGAGCCCGACCCGGCCATGGTCAAGTCCGTGATCGCCGCGGTCACCGACGCCGACGGCTACCTCAGCCCGGCCCAGGTCAAGGTCTACGAGGACTTCCTGCCGCACGCCAACCCCAAGGACACCGCCTCCATCACCCAGGGGCTGGCCGAGGCCAAGGCCACCCTGCCGTGGAAGCCCGAGCCCAAGTACGTCGCCGACCTGCTCACCGACCTGAAGTCCGGGGCGATGAGCAAGTCCAACCTGCTGGACCAGGCCGCCAAGGCGCACCCGCAGGGCAAGGCGAACGCCGCTCAGGCGATCAGCGAGTACGAGGACTGGCTGGCCGCCCAGGCCAAGGCCGCCGCCCCCGACCCGGACTCCCTGGCCGGGGCCGGGTACACGGTCGAGCCCAAGCCCCAGACCGTGGCGATGTTCCTGGATGACCTGGCCTCCGGCGGGATGACCGAGCAGGCGCTGTACCTGTACGCCAAGGGCGGCACCGGCTGGGCGAGCAACAAGACCAAGGCCGCCGCCTGGCAGGCGCTGCAGGACTGGAAGGCCAAGGGCAAGACCGCCGGTGGCCCGCCGCCGGGGATCGACCTGGCCGAGGCCGACGACGCCCTGGTGTGGGACCTGGTGGAACAGGTGAACCAGGGCCAGGTGTCGCTGCAGGACCTGGTGGACGTGTACACCTCCCCGCACCACACCCCGTCGTTCCGGGCGTCCGCCTGGAAGGCGTGGAAGGCGCTGAACCCCGACACCACCCCGCCGATGCCCGTACCTGCGGCGCCCGCGCCCGCGCCTGCCGCGCTGCCCGGGTTCGGCGCCGCCCCGGACGTGGCCACCCTGAAGGACACCGGCAAGGTGCTGGGCACCCACGGCGCCAAGGTCTACGAGGGCCCCGACGGCACCCGGTACCTGTACAAGCCACCCAAGGACCCCGGCGACGGCTTCCTGGCCACCCTGGACGAGGCCGCCAGCATCATCCAGTCCAAGGCCGGGCTGAAGGCCCCCGACACGTGGGTGGTGTCGCTGAACGGCACCCGCGGGTCGCTGCAGCGCATGTACGACGCCAAGCCCGCGTTCGGGTCCGGGTTCGACCCGCAGACGCTGGCCGAGGCCGACCTGCTGGCCGTGCAGCAGCAGCACGTCCTGGACTGGCTGCTGTCCAACCACGACGGGCACCTGGAGCAGTTCCTACGGCTGCCGGACGGCTCCCTGGTGGGGATCGACAAGGGCCAGGGGTTTCGCTGGTTCGGCCAGGACCGGCTGGACTGGAACTTCCACCCCAACGCCGCCTACGGGGCGCCCCCACCGGTCTACAACGCGCTGTGGCGGGACTTCGCCACCGGCGGCAAGGCCGAGGTGTTCGACCCGCGCACCGGGCCGCTGGCCGAGTTCATCACCCGGGTGCAGAACATGGCCGACGACGACCTGAAGGCGCTGCTGCGCCCGTACGCGGAGCAGGCCGCGGCGCGGGGGCGGCTGGCGGTGCCGCAGCCGTCCTTCCCGGGCGTGGTGAAGGCGACGATTCCGGCGAACGACGTGGAGGCGTTCCTGGACGCCGTGGTGGCCCGCAAGAACGGGCTGGCCGACGACTTCACCGCGCTGTACACCAAGGCCGCCAAGGCCCGCGCCAAGGCCATCCCCGGCTGGAAGCCCCCCAAGGTCACCAAGGCCACCCCCGCCAAGGGCACCGAGGCCCGCGGCAAAGCCCGCTGGAAGGGCGCCCCCCAGCCGACCCCGCCCGAGCCCCCCAAGGCCCCCGAGCAGGCCACCGCGGCGGTGTTCGACGGCTGGCTGGCCAAGGCCGAGGCCCGCTACCAGGCGAACCCGAACAAGGCCAAGGCGAACCTGCAGGCCACCGCGAACTGGCCCCGGTTCCGGCGAGTGGTGGAGGACCTGGACCTGGGCGCGGTGGACGAACTGGAGGCCCGCCAGTACCTGGACGCCGCGCTGGCCGACGAGGCCCGCGCGCTGATCGCCAAGGCCGCCAAGGTCAAGGCCGACGCCGAGGCCGCCTACAAGACCGCGCTGGCGGCCCACGAGAAGGCGGTCAAGACCTACCGCAAGGACCTCGCCGACTGGCGCGAGGCCAACGGCATCCGGGTCACCGTGCGCGGCATGGACGACGCCAACGGGGAGCAGGTGCTACGCCACGGCACCAATGCCGCCGGGGTCACCTGGGGCAAGAAGGTCTACGCGGGCTACCGGTGGACCAGCGCCGAGCGGGCCGCGCTGCGCGAGTACACCGGCGGCATCTACCGGACCTGGAACGGGCAACTGCGGCGCACCAACGGCGACCCGGGTGCCTACAAGGCGTCCCTGGACAAGATCGACAGCGCGATGGCCAAGTCGTTCATCCCCGAGGACGTGATCTTGCACCGCGGCACCGGCACCGACGCGTTCACCGTCGGCGGGGTCCGGCTGGGCGGGTTCGACGGGCACCGGCTGTCAGAGATCGTCGGGACCGTGCAGATGGACCACGGGTACATGAGCACGTCGGTGGGCAACAGCGCCGCGTTCGGCGGCCAGGTGCAACTGGTGGTGCGGGCTCCGGCGGGCACCCGCGGGGCGTACGTGGAGCCGGTGAGCCACTACGGGGAGTCCGAGCGGGAACTGATCCTGGCCCGCGGCACCCACCTGTACGTGCACGCGGCCTACAAGAACACCAAGGGTGGCTGGACGGTGGAGGCCGAGGTGGTGGAGCCCGGGTTCGTCCCGCCGACCAACCCGGACGGCTCCCCGCTGACCTCGCCCGCGAGGAAGGGGTGGTTCACGTGAGCGACCAGCCGATCGAGCCCGCCGGAGAGGGTCGCCACGTCGGGGACCTGTCCATGGTGGAGGCCCGCGGGGTGCAGCACTGGGACGGGTCGCTGCAGGGCCCGGGGCGGTGGGTGACGCTGGAGGCGCCGCTGGGGGAGGTGGTCGGGGTGCTGTTCACCGACGACCGGGACCGGCTGGGCTTCCTGCCGGTTCCCCCGAACCGCAACCCGCACGCGCCCGCGTTCACCAACACGATCACCGACGCGCTGCGCCGAGCCCGGTACGCGGGGGCCAAGGCGTCGGACGTGTTCGGCTGGTGGGCCGGGCAGGCGTCGGTGGCGGTGGCCGCGCAGCCGCGGATCGAGTCGGGCTCCCTGGAGGACTTGCGGCCCCTGGTGTAGCGCCCTACACTTACGGCATGGCGCACACCACCACACCCCGCCCGATCGACCCCGACGACTACGACCGCCTGCTGGCCGACGGCTGGCAGGTCGTCGCCGAGACCCCCTGCGAGGACGGCGACGTGATCGTGACCCTGGAGCACCCCCGGCGCGACCACTCCCTGCGGGTCCGTGTCGGCTGAGCCCACCAGCCCGGAGGTGATCACGCGACCCTCCGGGCTGGTGATCACCCGCTGGCGCAACCCCGAGCCCTACCAGCCCCCCCGAGAGGACGACCCGCGATGACCACCACCACCGGCCCGGCCACCCTCACCGAGCGACTGGCCGCCAAGATCGCCCGCCCGTTCCACCGGTCCAAGACCGCCCGCGCCCAGCGCGCCGCCGACGCCGCGCACGCGCTGCGCCGGTACCGCAACGCGCTGAACGCCCCCGGCCACTCCAGCGCCGCCCCCTCCACCATGCGGGTCACCGCCCTGCTGTGGGTGATCGCGCACGCCGAGCAGACGCTGTGGTGGGAGACCGGTGGCCGCCTGGGCGACCCCGACGCCCGCCCGGGCACCGTGCTGCGCGGCCTCACCGACTAGCCTGGCGCCCGGAACGCCGGGCAGCGTCCCCAGCGCCCCCTACCTCCCGAGGTAGGGGGCGCTGCCGTGTCTGCACCCAGTCGTCCCCGCGGTTCGCCTGTACTCTCCGGCGTGGGATCACCACCCCCCCCCGGGAGAGGACCGCTACCATGACCACCAGTGGTGACGGCGGCACGGGCCAGGCGCCCGGCGGCCAGAACCCGCAGCAGGGCCAGGCGCCCGCTGCTCAGCCGAACGACACCGGCCAGCCGCAGGGACAGGGACAGGGCCAGGCGCCCGCCCCCCAGCAGCCAGGCCAGCAGGGCCAGGGCCAGGAGCCCGGCCAGACCGGCACCCCCGACCTGTCCGCCATCGCCGACCCGAACCTGCGGGCGTGGGTGGAGGCGCAAGCCCGTCAGGCCGCCGAGGCCCGGCAGGAAGCCGCCCGGTACCGCACCGAACGGAACGCGCTGAACGATCAGGTCACCCAGTTCCAGCGGCAGAACGAGACCGAGCAGCAGCGGGTCGCCCGCGAGGCCCAGGAAGCGCAGGAGCGCCTGCAGGCCCTGGAGCGGGAGAACCGGGACCTGAAGATCGGGACGCGCTTCCGTGAGGCAGCGACCAAGGCCAACGCGCTGGACGCGGACGCCCTGGTGCGGCTGGTGGGGCTGGACGCGGTGCAGGTGGACTCAGACGGCAACCCGAGCAACATCGCCGACCTGATCCAGGCAGCCCAGCAGCAGTACCCGTACCTGTTCCGGCGATCCAGCACGGACGCCGGGGCCGGGGCCGGAGACGGCGCCGACGGGGCCAGCAGCACCAGCATGAACGACTTCATCCGGGGCCGGGGCCGACGCGCCACCGCCCGCTGAGCAGCGAAAGGTAGGGGCCATGCCCTTCGACAACATCATCGCCCGCGGCGACGTGCCCGCGCGCGAGGAGACCATCGACGTGGTGATGGACGGGCTGGAGAACCGCTCCGCGGCGCGCAGCCTGTTCCGCCAGATCAACGTGGGCAAGGCCCAGTCCCGGTTCCCGGTGCTGTCCGCCCTGCCGCTCGCCTACTGGGTGAACGGCGACACCGGTCTGAAGCAGACCACCGAGATGGCGTGGGCCAACAAGTTCCTGAACGTGGAGGAACTGGCCGTCATCGTCCCGGTCCCGCAGAACGTCGTGGACGACTCCGACTTCGACATTTGGGCCGAGGCCCGGCCCAAGGTCGCCGAGGCGATCGACCGGGCGCTGGACAGCGCCATTTTCTTCGGGGTCAACGCCCCGGCGTCCTTCCCCACGGACGTGGCCGCTGCCGCCGAGGCCGCGGGCAACACCGTGGAGGTCGGCACCGCCACCCAGGCCGAGGGCGGGTTCTTCGGCGACCTGGACGCGCTGCTGGAGACGGTCGAGGACGACGGGTTCACCCCCGACGGCTGGGTGTTCGACCGCAAGGCGCGGGGCCGGTTCCGCCGGGCCCGCAACAGCCAGGGCGACCGGCTGGACCGCGACCGGATCAACAGCGGGTTCACCGAGTTGGACGGCTCCCCGGTCGTCTACACGATGGACGGGCTGTGGCCCGCCGCGACCGGCTCCGTGCCGGGCCCGGCGACCGCGGGCACCCTGGGCTTCACCGGCGACTTCGGCCGCCAGTTCGTCCTGGGCATCCGCAAGGACGTGACGTACGAGGTGTTCCGCGAGGGCGTCGTGCAGGACAACACCGGCGCGATCGTCTACAACCTCATGCAGCAGGACATGGTGGCGCTGCGCGTCACGTTCCGGGCGGGCTGGCAGGTCGCCAACACGATCAACTACGCCCAGACGGTGGAGGCGCAGCGGTACCCCGCGGGCGTGCTCACCACGGCGCCGCTCGCCTGATCTAGTCCGTGATCCGTGAGTCCCCTGGGCCCTGGACCGCTAACCCCCCCAGGCGCGACAGGACCCAGGGGACTCACACGGACTCCACCCTGACCCGGCTGACCGCCGGGCCGCATGACGCAATCTCGCCAAACGGAAACAGGTGATCAGGATGGACGGGTACAACCCGGACGAGCACACCGTGGACGAGGTGAACGCCTACCTGGCGGACGCCGACGACACCGAGCGCCAGCGGGTCCTGTCGGTCGAGGCCGACGGGCAGAACCGCAAGGGCATCATGGAGGGCCCCCACGCGCCCACCGACGGCTCCGACGAGCCCGACGCGGGTTCCACCAAGGGGCAGACGTTCGCGGAGGCCGCCGAGGCCGCCACGCCCGCCGAGGTCGGTTACCTGGGGACCTCCCCGGAGGCCGAGCGCACCGGGCGCACCGACAAGGGGCTGTCCCAGCGCAACCCGGCGATCCTGCGCGGCGGGCCGGTCCCGGACGCGCGCCCCGGTGTGGACGACACCAAGGCCCTGAAGGGCTGACGTGGACGAGAGCACGGCGAGGACGCGGCTGGCGAACATGCTGGCCGCGTCCTCGCGCCCGGTCTTGGCCGACACCGACCTGGACGCGCTGCTGGCCGCGTTCCGGGTCCGCGACGGTCTGGGCCGCCTGCCCGCCGACGCTGGCTGGGAGCCGACCTGGAACCTGAACGCCGCAGCCGCCGAGGGCTGGCGGTGGAAGGCCGCCCGGGTGGCCGGGGACTACTCATTCAGCGCCGACGACGCGTCCTACTCCAAGGGCGACGTGCTCGCCCAGTGCGAGGCCATGGTGGCCATGTACGCGGCCAAGGACACCGGGTCCAGCGACCCGCTGGGCGCCGACGGGCGCGACTACGACGCCCGGCGGCTGATCCTGTGACCGACGAGGAAGCCCGCGCGGTGGCCTACCTGCAGGCCCAGCAGCGGCGGGCCGCCACCGACGCCGCCCGGCGGGCCGCGCTGGCCGGGGACGCCGGGGCGCGCACTGACCTGGACTCCCGCTGGGCGCCGCTGCGCGCGTGGCTGGATGAGCACCGGGAGGCGTGAGCCGTGCCGCTGGACGACGCCGACCTGGCGTACATGCGCGAGGTGCAGGCCGAGCACCGGCCGACCGCGGCCACGCTGTCGCGGCAGGTGACCACCCGCACGCCGACGGGGGGCTCCACGTCCACCTGGGACGAGGGCACCCCGGTGGACGTGCGGCTGTCCGCGCCGACCGATGAGGTGCCCGCGGCGCTGGCCGAGCGGTACGGGGTGGCGGCGCTGGTCAAGGTGGTGCTGGACCTGGTGAGCGACGTTCGTTCAGGCGATCGGCTCACGGTGTCCCCGACCGAGGTGTACCAGGTGGTCACCGACGGCACCCCCGACCGGTGGGCCACCGCTCAGGTCGTCTGGGCGGTGCGCCAGACCTGGCCGAGCCGGTAGCCCGATGGCCGTTCAGGTCACCTGGCGGGTGCTGTCCAACGACTTCCCCAAGATCATCGCCAACCTGGAGCCGCTGGCCGAGAAGATCGTCGCCAAGGCCGCGCTGGATATCCAGGCCCAGGCCCAGACCCGGGCCCCGGTGCGGTTCGGCTTCCTGAAGGCATCCATTCAGGCGACCCGCATAGGCCCGGCGCACTGGCGGGTCACCGTCGGCGCCGAGTACGGCATCTACCAGGAGTTCGGCACCGTCCACATGGCCGCCCAGCCGTACTTCCGCCCGGCGATTGAGGCCGTCCGCGCCGGGTTCCTGCAGGCAATGAAAGGCGTGGTCAAGCCATGAGGCACGGCGACGAGGGCGTGCAGGTGCTGGAGGCGCTGTACGCGCTGCTGACCGGCTCCCAGGACCTCGCGGACGCCCTGGGCGTGCCGCTGGAGGCGCTGGGGCAGCGGGTCTGGGCCGGAGTGGCCCCCGAGGGCACCCCGAGCCCCTGGGTGGTCTACGACGTGACCGAGGCCAACGACGTGGTGGCGCTGGGCTCCCAGCCGCGGCTGCTGTCCGCCGTCCCGGCCACCGCCAAGGTGATCGGCCAGACCGCCAACTACGACGCGCTGGCGCCCGCCGCCCGCGCCCTGAGCGCCGCCCTGCACGGTCGCCTGAACGTCGCGGTGACCGGCGGCGGGGTGGTGCTCACCATCACCCGCACCGGGACGATCCAGTACCCAGAGGTCGTTCAGGGCATCCAGTACCGTCACCTGGGGCACCGCCTCAGCGTGAACGTCCAGTAACGGAAGGACCCCCCCATGGCACGCGCCACCGTCGCTCAGAAGGTCCAGATCGGCAGGGAGTCCACGCCGGGCACCGCCGTTCCGGCCGACAAGTCGCTGGGATCGCTGAGCATCGCGCTGGCGCCCGCGTCCGAGAACACCACGTTCCGCCCCAAGGGCACCAAGTACCCCACGATCGTGGCGGCCAACAAGGAGTGGGCGGTGGCCAACCTGGAGGGCCAGCCGACCTACGAGGAAGTCGTCTACCCCCTCGCGTCGGTGCTCACCGCCCCGGTGGTGTCCGAGGTGATGGACGGGGCCACCGGCACCGGCGCCTACACGTGGGAGTTCGACCCGTCGTCCCAGGGCGCCGACGCCCCGGCGATCTTCACCGTGGAGCAGGGCGACACCAGCCAGGCCGAGCGGGTCTCCCACGTCCTGTTCCACACGTTCGGGCTGGAGTTCTCCCGCTCCGAGGTCACGCTGTCCGGGGAGGGCATCGGCCGGTCCCTGGAGACCGACGTGCCGCTGACCGCGGGCGCCACCCCGGTCGCCGAGGACCTGACCCCGATCCTGCCCGGCCAGGTGTGCATCTACGTCGCCGACGACCCGGCAACGCTGGGCGAGGCGGGCACCCTGCAGGGCACCGCGATCAGCGCGAACCCGTCGATCGGCGGCCGGTACAACCCGGTGTGGTACCTGAACTGCACCCAGGAGTCGTTCGCCACCTACGTCGAGGCCCCCGAGCCGGACGCCTCCCTGGAGTTCCGCACCGAGGCCAACGCCAACGGGATGGCGTGGCTGGACCGGTTCCGCACCGGCGCCACCCAGTTCGTGCGGATCGAGGCCAAGGGCCCGGTGGTGGCGTCCAAGGCGGACAACCCGGGGCTGACCGAGGACGTGCAGGCCCGGCTGACGCTGGACTTCGCGGTGAAGGTCTCCGAGGCCGGGGCGCTGGAGGACGAGGACGGCATCTACGCCTTCCAGCCGACCCTGACCGTGGTGCACGACGCCGGGTGGGGCCGGGCGATGCGCGCCGAGGTCGTGAACACGCTGGCCGCCCTGTAACCCCCCTGTTCCCCTGAACCTGACCGCTAGAGAACCCCCCCAGAGAGAGGACCCCACCACCATGGCCATGACGCTCAGCAAGGTGAAGGCCAAGATCGCCGAGACCACCGGGTTGTGGGACGGGGAGACCGTGGATGTGGGCTACCGCCCCGCCGCGGTCACCCCCCGGCTCATGGACGAGGTGGCCGCCGCCGCCAAGGACGAGAACCTGGGCGTCGTCGGGCACCTGCTGTCCGCGGTGATCGACTGGTGGGACGTGCTGGACGACGACGGCGCCCGCATCCCACCCACCCCCGAGAACGTCGCCGACTTCCCCATCCCCTTCCTCATGGCCGTGATGAACACCATTCAGGACGCCCAGGGGCCGGAGGGAAAAAAGGACTGAGGCGCTGGCTGGCCACCGACGGCGGGATGGGGGAGTGCCCGTCATGGTTCCGGGTGGTGCAGGCGGCGAGGTACCTGCGGGTGGCGCCGTGGGACCTGGCGGATCAGCCCCTCTACTGGCTGGAGGTCGCCGAGGCTTCCCAGTCCGCTGAGCAGTACGCCGCCGACCTGCACGCCAGGCGCCAGCCCGGCGCCTGACCCCCCCGGGAGGACCCCCCCATGGCGATCACCGCCGAGCGGCTGCTGGTGGACGTGGACGCCGACGTGTCGGGGGCCAAGCGGGGGCTGAAGGACCTGGAGGGCGAGGGTCGCAAGACCCCCGGCTGGATCGGCGCGATGAAGGGCGCCGCGCTGGCATTCGGCACCGCCGGGGCGTTCGCATTCGGCAAGCAGGTGGTCGGCGCGGCCTCCGACCTGAACGAAACCCTGTCCAAGACCGGGGTGGTGTTCGGGCCGCAGACCCGGGACGTGATCGGCAACGCCACCAAGATGGCCGACGCGTTCGGGCTGCCCAAGACCGCGGTGCTGGACGCCGCCTCGTCGTTCGGGCTGCTGGGCAAGGCGGCCGGGCTGTCCGGGCCCGGGCTGGCGAACATGAGCAACGGGCTGGCGAACCTGGCCGCGGACGCCTCGTCGTTCTACAACGTGCCGCTGGAGCAGGCGCTGGGCGACTTCAGCAGCGCCCTGTCCGGGGAGACCGAGCCGGTGCGCAAGTACGGCGTGCTGCTGAACGAGGCCGCGGTGCAGGCCGAGGCGTACCGGCTGGGGCTGGCCGAGACCGGCGCCGAACTGACCGAGGGGCAGAAGGTGCAGGCCCGCGCCTCGCTGGTGATGAAGGGGCTCACCGACGCGTCCGGGGACCTGGCCCGTACTCAGGACTCCGTGTCCAACCAGGCCCGGGAGTTGCGCGGCCGGATCGTGAACCTGGCCGCCGACTTCGGGTCCAAGGCGCTGCCTGCGGTGGCCGGGTTCCTGGGTGGGCTGAACGGGCTGGTGGCCGCCATTCCGCGGATCGTGGCCAACGTGAAGTCGTTCATTCAGGAGAACCGCACGCTGGTGTCGGTGATCGGCGCCGTGGTCGCCGGGTTCGCCGCGGCGTTCGTGGCCGTCAAGACCCTGGGCGTGCTGTCCTGGCTGAAGGGGCTGCTGGTCGCCGCCCGCGCGTCCATGGTGGCGCTGAACGCCGCCATGCTGGCCAACCCGGTCGGGCTGGTCGTGGTCGCCGTCGCTGCGCTGGCCGCCGCCCTGGTCGTGGCCTACCAGCGTTTCGAGCCCGTCCGCACCGTGATCAACCGGGTCCGCGACGCCGCGATCGGGCTGTGGGACCTGTTCAGCAAGGGCGACCTGACCGCCGGGCTGACCAACGCGCTGGGCGTGGCCGAGGACTCCGCGATCGTGGACTGGCTGTTCCGGCTGCGCGACGGCTTCCTGGCCGCCAAGGACGTGGTGGCCCAGTTCGTGGCCCGGGTGCGCGAGTTCGCGGGCTCCGAGCAGATGAGCGCCGCCATCGGGGCGATCAAGGACGCGCTGGCCGGGTTCATCCCGCTGGGGCAGCAGGTCTGGGCGCTGCTGCAGCGGGTCTGGGCGATCGTGATGGACAACAAGGGCGTGTTCCTGGCGCTGGCCGGGGCGATCGCCCTGGTGGTCGCGCCGATCCCGCTGCTGATCGCCGGGTTCGTCGCCGCCTACGCCAAGATCGAGTGGTTCCGCAACCTGGTCAACGGCGTGGTCACGTTCATCATCGGCACCGTCATCCCGGCCCTGATCGCCCTGGTGACCGGCGGGATCAGCCTGGTGGTCACCGCGGTGAACTGGCTGATCAGCGCCTGGCAGGCGGTCTCCGGGGTGATCGGCACCGTGCTGGGCGTGGTGACCGGGCTGATCGGCGGGTTCGTCGGCTGGCTGCTGCCGCTGTGGCAGCAGTTGTGGGCCACCTGGGGGCCGGTGGTCAAGGTCGGGCTGGGCGTGGCGCTGGCGGTGATCAAGGGCGCGCTGGGGGTCATCACCGCGGTGATCAAGACCGCCTGGACGGTGATCAGCAACGTGCTGCAGATCGCCATGGGCGTGATCAAGGCGGTGTTCAGCGTCGGCTGGGCGGTGGTCACCACGGTGATCAAGGCCGCCTGGGGCGTGATCACCTCCGTGGTCAAGGCTGCCATCGGCGTGATCCGCAACGTGGTCGAGTTGTTCGTCAACGTGCTCACCGGCAACTGGCGCGGCGCCTGGAACAACCTGCGCGGCATCTTCAGCAGCGCCTGGGGCGGCATCCGGGGTGCGGTGTCCTCCGCGATCGGCGGGCTGGTCTCGCTGGTCTCCGGCATCCCGGGCCGGATCGTCTCCGCGCTGGGCAACGTGGGGTCGCTGCTGTACTCCAAGGGCCGGGCGATCATCGAGGGGCTGGCCCGCGGCATTCGGGCCGCGATCGGCGCCGTCACCGGCGCGATCAGCAGCGTCACGTCCAAGATCAAGCGGTTCCTGCCGGGCTCCCCGATCAAGGAAGGGCCGCTGCGGTCGTGGAACAACGGCGGCGCGGGCAAGCGGCTGGCCGGGTTCCTCGCCGACGGGCTGTACGCCGCCCGCGGGGACGTGGCCGCAGCGGCCTCCCAGATGGCCGCAGCCGCCGCGGTGGACCTGTCCGGGCCGGTGGTGCCGGGACCGTCCTCCCGGCCCGGCCAGCGGGCCGCCCAGGCCCTGTCCCGGCGCCTGCGCCCCGCCGAGGTGCTGAACGCCGAGCCCGGCGGGCGGGTCGTCCAGTTCTACTTCACCACCCACAACCCGATCGCCGAGCCGACCAGTCAGACCGTGAACCGGTCGCTGCAGCGCATCGGCGCCCTGAGCCTGGAGGGCTGACCCGGTGGCCTACCTCAGCGACTACCCCGTGACGGTGGACGGGGTGCGCCTGGACACCCTGGCGTGGGGGATCGAGTCCTCGCGGCTGCGCGTCGGCGGGCTCCGTTCAGGCGACCAGGTGCTGGCCGGGCTGGACGGGGTGGTGGCCTCCCTGGAGGACCCGCGGGAGCCGTCCACGCTGACCCTGGGCATGTTCGTGCGCGGCACCGACGAGGACGGGCTGGTGCCCGCCGGGCGGGAGGCTATCTCCGTCCTGCAGGACAACGTGGACGCCCTGAAGCACCTGTTCCTGCGCACCAGCGCCCTGCTGGACGTGCGGCTGGTGGTGGACGAGGCCGGGACCACCCGGCAGGCGCTGTGCAAGGTACAGGACGCCCTGGAGCCGGACCTGGACGCGGGCACGTCCGGCCGGTTCACCGTCGCGCTGCAGGTGCCCGGCTGCTACCTGCGCGACGTGGCCACCGCCGACTGGTCCACCCCGAACCCGACCCCGGGCACCGCCTACGAGGTGGGCACGCTGACCGGGGGCACCGCCCCGGTGGACGACGCGGTGCTGGTGGTGGATGGCCCGGCGACCAACCCGACGGTCGTGGACGACACCACCGGCGCGTTCGTTCGGCTGAACGGGGCGATCGCGGCGGGCACGTCCTGGCGGGTCAACTGCGGCACCTGGGCCACCCGCACCGGCGCGCTGGGGCTGGGCAGCGCCGACACCACCGGCGCCGACCGGTCC